CATGTTCGGGCCGCACCCGCACCAGCGGCACCAGGTGGGGCGCGGCGGCATGGGCGACCACCCAGGGCCAGCCCCAGGCCAGCGCATCCTCCGGCGCCGGCAGCCGGATGCCATAGGCCATCGCATCCGCCGGATCGTCGGACACGAAGCCCAGCAGCCGCCCCAGCCCGATCTCCGCCACGACGCGCGGCAGCATCGGCCGCGCATGTTCCCCGATGAAGTCGGAGCAATAGCCCCACACCGGATAGGCGGCCCAGACGCGATACATCCAGCGATCAAGCTCGGCCCGCTGGGGCGGCTCGGCAGGCAGCAGCGCGCCGGGGCGCGGCAGCCGCTGCTCCCGCGCGACCCGGGCGAACAGGCCTTCATCCGGGGCATCGGGGAACCGTTCCAGCTTCCCCTCGCGCCACAGATCGCGGAAGCCGCGCGCGGGCGCCGATTGTTCGCCCGCCGCAACCATCAGGCCTGCCCCGCCGGCACCGCGCCGCGCAGCGCGGCGGTGGTCGCGATCACCCGCGCCACGCCGGCCAGCACCACCACCCGCGCCTGGGGCGACACGCGCTCCGCCGCCACGGTGCCGACAGCGGTGGCCAGCACCGACAGGGTCACCGCCAGGTCGCCGCCGCACAGCGCCAGCACGTCGCGCACCAGGCGCGGATCGGCGGGCGGCAGCGCGGCCGCGATGCCTTCGGGCGTCGCCGGCGCGATGATCGGACCGTTTTTCATGCCGCCACCCGCGGGCTGACCCAGCAGATCGCATGGTGGTGTGGGCAATAGGACGACCCGCGCTGCGTCGGCGCGTCGCAATACACGGTGGCCAGCCCGGCCGGCTGCCCGGCGATGTAGCGGCAGGCGCGGCCCGGCCTGGAGCCCGCCAGCCGCGCGGGCAGCGCAGGCGGCGCGGGCACAACCGGCGCGACCGCCGCCGGGGCAGGCCGCAGCGTGACCGCGCGCCGCGCATCGAGCCGGCGCGGCTTCGGATCCGCATCCGGCTTCGCCACCGGCTGCAGGATGGGCGAAGGCCGCCCCGGCAGGCCCAGGCGCTGCGCGCGGCCCACGATGGCGTTCTTCGTCAGCCCCATCGCCAGCCCGATCTCCCGCGTCGAAAGCCGCGGGTCTTCCTGCATCCACAGCGCGCGCAGCTGCGCGTCCCGTTCCCCCGTCCAGCAGCCGCGCCCGATCGAATGCATGCGTCAGCCCGCCGAAAAGACGGCCCGGGGCGCGTCACCACGCCCCGGGCCAAGGTGAGGGAGGAAACGTCCAGGATGCCGGCGCGCCGAAAGCCCCTCGCCGGCCAGGGGATGAAAGCGGAGGGTCGGCTTTCGGGAGCCAATCGCCGACAGAAAGCCGGTGGATTGACAGCCGCCCTCCGCAGACCCCCGCTGGGCTGGCCATGCGGCCGGGGTCATCTGGTGAAACATCGGCCGCGTCACGCCGCCGGCCCGGCCAGCATGGCGCGGGCATGGGCCACGGCGCGATCCAGCGCGGCCAGCTGGCGGCCGATCTCGGCCCGTTCGGCGGCGCAGATCCGGCCATCGGACATCGCAGTGGCGGCGCCGGACACCACATCGCCGCAATGCTGCACCACGCCGACCAGCGCCGCGCCCAGGCTGCCCGGCTGGCGCGGCGCGGCCTCGACCGTGCAGCCCGCCAGCTGCGCCAGCATCGCCGTCACCAGCGGACGGCCCGCCACCGCTTCCAGCTCCGCCACATGATCCAGCCGAGGCCAGCGATCCGCATGATGCGGGCTGGCGGCTTCGGACAGGCGGGACACCGGGTAGCCCGTCACCGCATGCGCCGCTTCCATCCCGCCGACAGCGTCGATCAGCAGGCGGAAGGCGGTCTTCAGCGCAACCAGGTCGCGCGGATGATGCTGGGGGATGCGGGTCATCGTTCGGTCCGGGGAAGGGTTTCCCGCGACAGCGGCGCGATGGGCGCGGCAGGCTGCGCGGCATGGACAGGATCACAGGCGGCGCGGGCGGATGCGGCGGGCGAAGGGAATCGTTGCGATTCCGCTTCGCCCGCCTCCACCATGGGAACCGCCACAGACCCCATGGAGGATTGGATGTCGGACTGGACGCGGCCAGAGCCCTTTCGGGACCCGTACGGCGACGCAATGCGCAAACAGCAAGATCGGATGGAGGAAGCGCGACGCGCCGTGCTGCGCTGCGCAGACGCCCTGTCCGCGCTGCCCGCGCTGGCCGAGGCCATGCTGGCGGAGCAGCGCATCACGAACGACCTTCTTCGGAAGGCGCTGGACCGCCTTCCGCCAGCAGCCGAGCCCTGAAATGGGCCGCGGCGTCTGCGGCCTCGTCCACGCTGAGGCCGCAGCGCACCGCGATCAGCTTGTACAGCCCGGCGGCGGCGCTGGCGAACAGCGCGCGGTCACGCTCCGACAGATGGACGGTCGGGGTCGCCGTGGGATTGCTCATGGCTCACGCTGCCTCCGTGGTGGCGGCCGGCGCGTCGAACAGGTCGGGGCGCAGCTCATGCGGCGGGATGCCGGTGGCGGCGCTGACGGCGCGCACCCGCTCGGCGGGGACGCGGCCAGCTCGCCGCCAGCCGATGATGGTCGAATGATCCAGGCCCAGGGCTTTCGCCAACTTGGTCGGGCCGCCGGCCGCCTTGATTGCATCGTCGATCATGGCGGGCATTGTTGGCATGTCCAACACATTGCCGTCAAGCGCGATGTTGGGAAGACCAACCCGGCGGCCGGACAGGCATGCTCAGATACTGAAATGAGCACCGGAAACATAATTCGAACGTTGCGTAAAGAACGCGGCCTGTCGCAAAGTGCGCTGGCGGCGGAGATCGGCTGGGAACGGGGCACGATCGCCGCCGTCGAAGGCGGTCACGACCGGCCGGGGGCAGAGCTTGTGCAGGCGCTTGCGACGTTCTTTCAGACCACAACTGACCACATCCTTGGGCGCGACGGGGTGAAGCAGCCTGCGGCCGTCCAGACCGAGGAAGAGGCCGAGATGCTGGCGCGGTTCCGTGACGCGACGCCCGAGGCGCGGGCCGCGATGCTGATGACCCTACGGGCGATGACGCGCGGCAATTAGGGCGCCGCTCTCAGCTTTGTAATTTTGACGTTGGGCTTCCCAACATTTCGGCTTGCGGTCAGGCGTTGGACATGCCAACAATGCGGCGTCCCACAGGGAGATGCCGCAGATGTCCGACACCGCCACCACCACCACTCAGGCCGCCGCACCGCCCGCGCCGACGCTGTTCACCTACACCTACCGCCGCCCCGGCGCGGTGCATGATGTGACGCTCGACTGCTTCCGTCAGGACGGCGATGCGGCGGCCGCTCTGCGCTCCGCCCGCCGCTGGATCGCGCGGGAACAGCGCGCACTCCGGCGGGCCGGCAGCGCCGCGAAACTGCGCACACCCCAGCTGCATCATATGCGCCCCACCGCGCTGGCAGGAGCGGCCTGATGCAGGCCCTGACCTCGCCCACCCCGCCCCGCGCGGCGCCCTCGCCTGACCTGGTCGCGGACCAGCTCCACAGCCTGCATGGCCTGATCGTCGCGCTGCACGGCTCCGCCCAGGCCGCCGGCCTGCCCCATTCCGTGATCATGGGCCTGCATTGGCTGGCCGAGGACGCCACCGGCGTCCTGGCCGACGCCCGCCAATATCTCGGCCAGCCGCGGGTGCCCGCCTGATGCAGGCCCCCGCCACCCTCGCGCGCATCCGCACGGAACTGCGCGCCCTGCCCGCCCAGAACCCCGGCTGGCCATCCGACGCCATCCTGCTGCTGCGGGACGCGCTGCGCGAAGCCGCGATCTACGCCGACACCGCCGGCCATCGCGGCGTGGCGCAGGCGCTGCAGGACATCGCGGACGATGCCCAGGCCCTGGCGCCGATCTTCGCCCCCGCCCTCGACACCCGCGCGGCGCAGCTCGCCGACACCGAAGCCGCCTTGCGGCTGGAAGGCTCCGCATGACCAGCATCGTCACCGGCCCGGACGGCCGCGCCTATTTGTTCACGCGCGTCGCGGACCGGCCGGTCTTCGTGGCCGACATGCCCCGGATGGGCAGCGCCTGCGGCCAGCCGCACACCGGGCACGCCACGTTGCTGGCGCAGCTGGACCCGGTGCAGCCGGGCAGCGACCCGCTGGCCAAGGTCCGGCTGCCGACCGGCCGGCTGATCGATGTCCTGGCCTGCTACATCCACGAACCCGGCGCGCTCGCCGCCCGCCGCATCCTGCCCCGCGCCGAGGCCGGGCGGAGGGCGCTGGCATGACGACCCGACATCGCCGCACCGCCACCTGGCGCACCTTGGCCACCTACGCTGTCGGCGCGCTCGGCGCCGTCGCGATGGGCGCGGGTCTCGCCGTAGGCGCCATCCTCGCGATCCTGGAGCACGCCGCGCCATGACCCTGATCGACCGCATGCTGCTGCGGAAAGCCGAATGCGCCGCGATCATCGATGCGCTGCGCGGCGATGGCCGCGTCGAAAGCGCCCGCGTGGTGGAAGCCCGGATGCAAGCCTGGGCGGATGCTCTGGTCGAAGCGCGGGACGCGGGCGCGGGCGCGCCGCTGCTGCGCGACGCCATCGACCCGCGCGAGCTGCACCGCGCCCTTCATCCTGTTTCGGCGCCGGGGGCCACTTCCTCCCCGGTCGAGCGTGTGGCCCCGAGCGCGACGGCGCCGGATTCGGGGCACCCTTCCCTGCCGCCGCTGCTGCGGCCTTTCGACACGCCAGCCGACGCGGCCGATGCGCCGCTGGCGAAGGTGTGGACGGATGATCGGCTGGCGCTACTGCGGACGCTCTACGCGCAAGCGGATCTGACGCTGGACGACATCGCGGCGCGCATCAACGCCCTGCCCGGCGTGCCGGTGAACAGCCCCGGCGCCGTGAAGGCAAAGGCCTGGAAGCTCGGCCTGCCGCGCCCGTCCCTGCCCAAAGCGCCACAGCCCGCCAGCGCGCCGGCGGCAGCGCCCGCGCCGACGATCTGGACGCCGGAACGGGTGGATCTTCTGCGGACGCTGTATGCGGAAGGGCTGCATCGCACGGCGATCTTGCCGCGCATCAACGCCCTGCCGGGCCCGCCTTGCGCCTCGGTCGAGGCGATGGGGATGAAGGCCACCAAGCTCGGCCTGACACGCGACAGGCCCTTGGCGGCGCCGGGCTCCGCTGCCCCGTCGGCGCTGGCCTCGAAACCCGCCGAGGACATCGACGAAGCCCGGCAGATGATGCGCGCCGGCAACATCGGCGCGAAGGCGCTGTCCGAATACTTCGGCTGGCCGCTGCCCGAGGCCCAGGCCATCGCCGCGGAGATCCGCGCCGAGGCCGCCGCGCAAGGCCAGGCCGCATGACCGCGCTGGCCCACCCGCCCCGCGCGACCATGGCCGCGCAGGCGACCTATGCCGATCCGCCGGCCGCCCTGGTCGCGCAGCACCAGGCGCGCGTCCTCGCCGCCCTGCCACGCCAGATCGCGACCCCGCACATCACCCTGCGCTGGATCCCCGGCGCCGCGACGGCCGAAGAACGCCTGTCCGTCGCCGCCCTGCTGTTGGCCGGCACGGGCTTCGCCATCACGCCGGGCGGCGCCGATGTCTGACGACCTGGCCGCGCTGTCGGACGATGAACTGGAAATCGCCGCCGCGCCGCTGCGCGATGCCGTGCGGGTCATCCAGCAGCAGCTCGCGGACCAGGAAACGGGCGTCTACCCGCGCCGCCCCGGCTGGCGGGCGCGTGCGCTGTGGAGCGTGCGTCGCCTGCGCGACGATTTGCGCCCGATCAATGCCGAGATCCAGCGCCGCCGCGAAGCCGCCGACGCCGCGCGCCGCGAAGCCCGCCGCGCCACCGCCGCGATCGAAGCCGCGCGCAGCGCCGACAAGACACGCCGCCTGGACGCCGTGCGCTTCCAGGCCGCCGCCCAGCGCCTTCTGCCGCCGGACACCTATGCCGCGATCCTCGCCGACATGGAGCCTGCCTGATGTGGGCCTTGCTGATCATCCTGGCCGGCGCGCCGATGCCGCACCCGATCACCTGGCACACGACGCAGGACCGCTGCGAAGCGCAGGCGGGCGCCGAGCTGCTGCACGCCGCGACGAACCGGCGCCAGGTGCTGCACGTCGAATGCCGCAGCTACGTCGTGCCGCCGACGCGCCCGCTGCGGCGGGCGGAGGTGCTGCGGTGACCGGCGGCATGGGCGACACATCGACCTGGATCGAGCCGCTGGACCTGTTCGGCCTGGGCCGCATGTGGTTCCGCGACCAGCCCGGCCGCGAATGCCTGCAGGACCAGGCGCGCTTCGACGCATACGACCGCAGCCAGGTGGTGATCGAGATCGGCGCCCCCGGCACCAAGGGAAGCCGCCTGGTGATCGAGGCCGCGCCGGACGCCGCCGGCCGCTGGTGGGCCGGCTACATGTGGCGGTGCTGGGAGATGCCGGACGGCACCGCCAGCGGCACCTCCACGCCGATCGACGCGCACCGCGGCGAGACCCGGGACGCCGCGATCCGCGCCGCCGCAACGGCCCTGCTGCAGCGCCTGCCGGATGTCGCCCCCACCAGCAAGGCCGCCCGCATCGTCGCCCATTGGCGCCGCGAGCTACCCCGCCTCGCCGGCCTGCCAGACGGAAGCGCCGCGACATGAGCGCCGAAGGCATCGGCAATGCCCTGCTGTGGCTGTCCTGGGTCGGGATCGCTGCGTGTGTGTGGATTGCATGGAGGCACGGATGACCGACACAGACACCAGCGCCGAAGTCACCGCCCTGGTTGAGGCGGCGCGGCGGGAGGAGCGGGAGGCGGCGGCGCAATGGCACGACACGAAGGCTGATGAGTTCGGCAAAGGCGCGCCTGCTATCGCGGCTTGGCACCTGCAATGTGCAGCAGCAATCCGCGCGCGAGGTGACGCATGAGCGCGCGGGAGGTGATCGCGCGGGCGCTATCGTGGGGCAGGGCGTGCGACGCTGACGCCATCCTCGCCGCGCTCGACGCGGCCGGGCTGGCGGTGGTGCCGGTGGAGCCGACCGAGGCGGTGAAAGAAGCGGGCGTCAACGCAATGGCCTCGCTGGAATACATCGCGGCGAATGAGCACGAAGCGCAACACATCTACCGCGCCATGCTCGCCGCCGCAGCGAAGGAGGGCGAGCGATGAGCGACACGATCCGCGCCGCGCTGGATGCGGCAGAGTGGCGGGACACAGACCACCTGACGTGTCGCGACCCAGACCTCGACTTGGACGCGCTAGAGCGCGCACACGCCCGCGTGCTCACGATGTATCGAGCGTGCCTCGCGGGAGGGGCGGCATCGGTGGCGGATGAATGGCAAGCCCTGCTGGTGGCTAGCGGCTACGGATGGCCGAGCCGGCCAAAAGCGATCCTCGCCGCCGCCGTCGAGGCCGCAGCGAAGGAGGCGGGGGATGGTTGAAACGGTCGAATACACGCTGCGGCCCAACACTTTCTTCGGCGGCTGGGCGCACACGCCGTTCCAAGAATGGTGGGACGACGGCAAGCGGGGGGCCGACTGGCTCGGCTACTACCGCGACCGCTTGCACGAATTCGCCGCCGCGCATCCCGCCGCCGCCAGCATCACGCTGCGCTATCACGACGGGACCGCGTTCATGGGGTTTGTCAGACATGCCTGACGGCGCCGGGCCGCGCTACGCCTTCGCGCCGGCCGTCCTGTCGATTGGCGCGGCCTGCCACTACCTCGGCCAGATGTCCCCGACGACGTTCCGGGCCGAGGTCGCCATCCAGATTGCCCCCGTGCGGCTATCGCGCGGGCGGATTGGCTGGCTGCGCGAGGATCTAGACCGATGGCTGGACAGCCGCCGCGCACCCATGGACAATATTGCGGCCCCGGAGCCAGCACATGCCGCCCGAGACCCCTTCGCCGCCGCCCTCGCTGCCCTCCCGCCCGCAAGGCGTTCGCGCCGTCAAGCACCGCCGGCCTGACGGCTCGACGGTCACATATTGGTATTGCCGCCTCACCGGCGCGCGACTGCCAGACCCAGCCGACCCGGCCTTTTCGGGCGCCATAGCCGCAGCCCGCAAACAGCCGGCGGCCCGCTATGCGCCGGGATCGCTGGGCGAGCTGCTGGCGGATTGGCGCGCGTCGCCGGAATATCGGGCTACCAGCGCCACCACCCAGCGGAACCGGGAACGCTATGTCGCGGCGCTCGACGCCGCCGAATGGTCCTGCCGATCGGTGGTCGGGCATAACCTCGAGGATTTGCGGCAACTTCGCGCCGACCTGTTGAAGCTGCGCGACTTGATCGCCACCCATCGCGGCGCGGGCGCGGCCAGCGTGTTCGGCCAGACGGTCGCGACGCTGTTTTCCTGGGCGGTCGGGCGCGGCCGTATGGCGCTGTCGCCGCTGGCCCGGCTGCCAGCCATGCGGCTTGGCCACATCCCGACCTATACTGAGGCGCAGGCGCAGCACGCCATGACGGCATGGCCCGAGCCTGAGAGGCGCGCCGCCGTCCTCGCATACTGGATCGGCCAGCGGCGCGGCGACCTGGCGGCGCTGCGGTGGGATCAGTACGACATCCGCGCCGGGGTCATCCGGCTACAGCCGCAGAAAACCCGGCGCCGCCGGGAAGCTAAGGGGCTTGGCCCGCTGGTCATCCCGGTGCCGCCTGTCCTGCGCTTGGAAATGGCGCGCTGGCGGCGCGAGGCGCCCGATGCGACGCACATCCTCACCAGCAGCACCGGCCGCCCGTGGTCGCAGGGCGGGCTGATCGGGACGATCCACCGCCGGCTGCGGGCCGAGGGCTGGGACACCAAGGCGGGGTTGCACGGCCTGCGGAAACGGTCGGCGGAGGTGCTGGCCGAGCATGGCGCCAGCGCGTCGGAGATCGCAGCGGCGCGGGGCTGGGACACGCTCGGGATGGTCGAGCTTTACACGCGCGGCGCGGACCAGGAAAAGATGGCCCGAGCCGCCGTAAAGCGGCTGTCAAAACCGCTGTCAAAAGTTGGCAAAAGGGGCGCTTAAGTTATTGGAATTACAAGGCTAGATGGTTCCAAGCTTAAACGGTGAAGTGCCTGTTTTCGCTTGGAAATTTTGTCAAATTCGGGCGACTTCTGTCTATGCCGTTCGCGGATTTGACAGGCCAAGTTGCCCGAGTGTTCACGGCACGCCAGACACAAAAAAACCCCGCCGGATCGCTCCGACGGGGCCGCAACTATCACGCGGGGTTGAAGGTTCAGGCGCCGCTGCGGAACAGCTTGGCCTCGGCCGCGCGGCGCCGCGCGAGGCCGGGCAGCACCTGGCCGCCTGCCTTCACCCAGCGTGTGAACTCCGAGGCGGCGCTGTCCATGCGGCCCGCGTTGATGTGCACGAGCATCGTGGACCGCGCGAAGGCGCCGCGCCCGACATTGTAGATGAAGCTGATCAGGGCCGCGCGCTGGCCTTCCGTCAACGGAACCATGACCAGCGCATCCAGCGCGCGCGCGGCGGCCTCCAGGTCCTGCCGCAACAGGCGGCGCGCGGCATCCTCGGTGATCGGGCCATCGCCCTTCACCACCGGCTGGCCATTGCCCCAGCGCGTCGCCCCGTAGCCGATGGTCCACACCTTGGCCGGGCAGAGATAGGCGTCCGTTCGGAAGCCCTCGAATTCGGCCACAATATCCACGGCCGCAGGCGGCACGGCGGGGGGCGGTGAAGCCCCCTCGCCTACCACAACCTGCGGCGCCTGCGTCGCGGCCGGCGCTGGCGGCGCCTCAGACCGGCCGAGGCCCAGCCGGGCCAAGATGCGCGCCAGCATGGTCAGCGGCGCCGGCTGTACAGATACCAGCCAGCGGTGGCGCTGGAAGTGGCGGCGCCCGCCACCAGATCCCAGCCGGTCGGGTCGACCACACCGCGCGCGATCAGCACGCCGCCCGCCAGCTGCAGGACATGGCGAAGCAGGCCGAAAAGGAGTTCGGACATGGTGTTGCTCCTGTGGGATGCGCGGTTGCCCCCGCGCGGGGATTTCGTTACGGTGGTGGCGCTTGCGACACGGCTACGGTTGGGGGCTCCCGGCCGTCGCGATGCCGGTGCGCGCGTCCCCAAGCCGTGAGGGGCTGCCCTACATCGGCAGCGGCTCCACCGGCGGCGGGTATGGGCCGCGATCAGTCGGCGACGGGCGGCGGGTCGAAGTCGAAAGCCTGCATCCGCACCAGGCCCTGCGCCAGCGCGACAGATCCGGGGATGGCGACGAAATCGCGCTCAGCCGGGGTTTCGTACAGGATGCAGATCGCCAGCGCGCCGTCCGCCAGCGCCTTTTCCAGCGCGGCGCGGGCGGCTTCGGCGAAGCCCTGTTCGGGCTGGCCTTCAGCGGGGCTGGCAACGCGAAGCCGGGCCATCACGCCACCTCCCGCACGAAGGCGATGGGCTCGCGCGCCGTGCGTTCTTCCAGCCGGATGTCGAAGGGCAGATTCGGCCCGAACCGCGGATGGCTGAACCACAGCCATTGCGTCGGCGGGCTGTAGGCGAAGCGGCATTTCCGGGCGTACTCGTCGTACCCCTTCAGCGTGCCGTTCACGATGATGCCGGAGGCGGGCAGCCACAGCTGCTGATGGAAGTGGTGCAGCACCACCACATCGAAGTCCCGGCCGATGCTGCGTTCCGCCCGCTGGGTCTTGATGGTGCCGCGCATGATCGGGCCCAGCGCGCCGATGATGCCATCGCCACCCTTCACCCCCAGCTCGTGCCCGTGCATCACTAGGTAGCGCGTAACCGCCACCTGGACGATGCAGTCGCCGGCGACCGGGATCGAAAACCGCACCTTGGCGTCGCCATCGAAGCGATCGGCCAGGGCTTCGTAGATGCCGTGATCGAAGCACGCGATGGCGGACCCCTTGGCCATCGGCTTCTGGGTCAGGCGGCCGTGATTGCCGGGGACGGCCACCACCCACACCTGGCCGAAGGCATCGCGCAGCCGCTGCAGGATCCGGTGCAGGCGGCTGACACACCAATTCGCGGCCTGGGTCGGGGCGCACCAATCGGTCCGGAACAGTTCCTGATGCAGCCAGCCGGAGACGAAATCGCCGCCGAGGATGACCACGATGCCCGGGTAGCGCGGGGCCTTCACATGGTGGAAGCACAGATGCAGCACGCGATCCAGCAGCCGGCGGACGCGCGCTTCGGCGATGTCGGCATCGAAGGCGTTGGCGCCGTGCAGTTCCGCCGCGCTGACGGTCTCCCCAATATGCCAGTCGGACAGATCCAGCATCGGCACGCCGGGGCTATCGTCGCCGGCCGGCATCTTGATGGCCCAGTCGGGGGGCGGCAGGCCCTTGTCGTGCAGCTCCCGCGACAGGGCCCGGAACCGATCCGATTCGACGCGCGCCTGGTCGGCATCGCGCAGCGCGGCGTTCAACTGCGCCACCTGGCCGCGCAGCTGCAGGATCTCCCGCCGCTCCTCGGCCGAAGGCGGCTGCGGCGCGGCGGGCAAGGGCGGTGGCGCGGGCAGATTCGCATCGTCACCGGCGTCGCGCCGGCGCGCATGCACCATCTTCACGGCCATCGGATCCCGACGGACATCTTCGACGCCCAGATCCGCCAGGGCGCGCTGATAGCGGTGCTGCAGGGTGGTGGAGGCCACGCCCAGGGCACGCGCCGCCGCGTGGACGGACCCGTGCTTCTTCACCGCGGCCACGGCGCGCCGCATGTCGGCGCGGGTCATGGGCTTCTGGGTCATCCGACGCGCCCCTTGGTGCGGCGCTCGATCTCGCCGATCGCGAGGTCGATGACGCGCGGTCCCACATAGGCGATGGAGATCGTGACGGCGTATTCGGGGAAGCCGTCGAGCCCGGCGTAATCCGCCAGGCCCTTCCCGACGATCCCCATGCCGATCGCCACCGGCAGTTCCCACAGCAGGGACCAGCCCAGCGGCCGGCGATCAGCGCGCGCCAGGTGCAAGGCACGCCCCAGCAAGCCAAGCGCGCCGGCGCCGGCCGCGGATGCAGCATCGAAGTCGCTCATGTCGGCCTGCTCGGCGGGCTGCTGTGCCCCATCTAGCGGCGCCCGCGCGACCGCTGGGGCGGTGCTTACGCCAGCGCGCGGGCCGCGCGCTGATAAGTGCCGATGGCAAGCCCGGCGCCGATGGCCGCCAGCGCGACCCAGAACAGGGGCGATCCGGTGGCGAGCGTCGCCGCGAGGCCCGCGCCACCGCTGACGAACAGCGCATCCCGCAGGCAGTCGCGCGCGGCGCGCCAGCCGGGCGCGACGGCATAGTCCGGCAATTCCTTCGCCACCGCATAGACCAGCCCTACGACGATCCACGCCGCCAGCGCATTGCCGCCGGCCTGCACCCACGCGCCGGCCAGCGCGACGCCCAGCAGCGCGTGCCCGGCCTGGACCGTCAGCCAGCCATACCAGTCGCGGCCCTGGTCGTCCGGGCGCGCGAGTTCGGCCAGGATCGCGCGGATGACGCGGGTCATGGGATCGACGCGCCGAGCGCGAACAGCGCGTCCACCTGTTCCGCCGTCGCGACACCGGCCGCGACCATCGCCGCGATCAGCGGGTGATCGCGCGGCACGTCGCGCATCGTCGCCCAGGTCAGGCGCGCGAGGAACGCATCCTGCGCCGGCAGCGTGGCGAAGACGGCTTCCACCGCCGCAGGCACTTCGCCCGTGCGACCAGCGGCCAGCGCCTCGGCCTGCGTGATCATGCCGGTGAGCGCGAGGGCGGCGAATAGCTGGCGGCTGGTGAGGACGATGGGCGCGGGCGGCGGCGTTGCCTGATCCGCCTCGCGCGCTGCGATTTCTTCATCCGTCAGGGGCACCAGCGTGCCGTCGATTGCAGATCGCATCGGTCGCATCAGCGCAGGCCCTCCAGGACGAACGTTGCCGACAGCGTGCCGCTGCCCACGAATAGGCGGATGGCGTTCATGCGGGCGTTGGTGCCTTCCCAGACGCCGTTGTAAGTGCCAGTCACGAAAACTGGCGTGTCAGTTGCGCCGGTGGACAGCCCGCGCACCCGTGCGCGGATCGTCGCACTTCCCGGCGTGATGATGTATTCGGCCTGGAGCGCGTTCGCCGCGTTGTTGTGCAGCCCGCCGCCCAAAGAAATCCGCGAAAGCGCGCCGGTATCAAACGGATAATTCACTCCTCCATATGTCTCGTTGCCGAATACGCGATAGTTGCTGCTGGACAGGAACGTCGCGCCGCCGTCGCTCGAAAACCGCAGCAACAGCCGCTCCGCATTCACGCTCGGCACCGCATCCAGCACCTGCAACCGATACGCGCGAAATGCCGTGGGCAGCGCGAAGTCTAGCTGCGCCACCGAAGTGACGACGCGCGGCACCTCGCACAACTGCCAGCCATACCCGCCGGCCGGCTGGAAATAGGTGACGATCCAGTTGCCGCCGCCGAGGCTCACCGCCTCTGCCGTGTCGCCCGCCGCCGTGACGATGCTCGCGCCGCCCGGCAGGATCAGGCTGCTCGCGTTGTGCGTCAGCGTGAGGCTGGCCGCGAACCGCAGCTTGCGCGTCACGCCGCTCGGCGCCGTGCCCAGCGCCGTGATCGTCGTCGTGCCGGTAATCCGCACCGCCTGCCCGGCCGCCGCGCCGATATCGGTGGTGCCGGCGCTGGCGACATCCACCCAGGGCGGCTCGACGCCGACAGCGATCACCCGATCCGCCGGCAGATAATTGAAGACGCGGGTCAGGCCGGTGAAATTCAGCCGGGCCGTGGTGCCCAGGCTATTCCGCAGCACCGTGGTCCTGGTCAGCGTGTTCGGCGTGCCGGAGGCGACGGTGCCGACGCCGGTCTCCCATTGCGTCCCGTCTTCCAGCGTGTAGTAGACGGTGGCGCCGCTGCCAAACGCGGCGACGAAGCCCTGGCGGCCCGTCACCGGGCCGATCAGGTTGATCGTCGCGGACGATCCCGGGTTGTTCGCGGTTTCGCGGACAAAGTCGCGCAGCATCACAGCCTCTCCTCGATGGTGGCCGACCAGGCGCGCAGCCGCGGCGTCGGCGACGGGAACGTCACGGGGGCCGCATCGCGCAGCGGGCCGAACACGGCGTCGCGCGCCACATCGGCGCCCGCCGGAAATGGCAGGAACAGCAGGTTGCCGCCGGCTTCCGTCGCGCGCTGGATCTCCATCACCAGCGGCCAGACCTCCGCCGCCGCCAGCGACGGCAGGCTGATGGCCCAGGCGCGGCGCGCATGCCGCAGGTCGAAGAAGCTCTGCCCGCCGCGCGTCCGCACTTCGCCGCGTTCTGCGGCGCGCTGCACGCGGCTGTCATAGCCCAGGTTGCGCGCCGGCCGGCGCAGCGTGCCGGCGAACAGCTGCGCGGCGCGCAGGCAGGATTCGGGGTTGCCGGGGTCCGCGATGTCCACCCGCACATATCGTGCGGTGACGGTCGATCCGGGCAGGTGGATTGCCTGCCGGTAGCCGGGCGCCACCAGGCCGGCCACCACGCCACTATCCGCGATGGCCGTGCCGAAGGCCGGGTCGCCGGAAAAGCGCACACGCACCGTCGCGGCCGGCGTCAGGTTGGCGTTGAACAGCCCGACCGCATCCCACGCGACCGCCGCGCCCGCGTCCAGCTGCGCCCAGCCAGCGGTGGTGCCGACAGGCGTTTGCCAGGACCGGCTGGTGGCCCCCTGGTCATTGGCCAGCTGGCTGACATCCAGCGGCTGGATCTGCGCGGATGCACTCAGCGTGCCGGTCAGCGCGCGGTTGTCGGTGGGCAGCCCGAAGGCACAATTGCTCATACCAGCACCTGCAGGATCGCGAGGTTGTCGGCCGTCCGCAGCTGTTCACCCACGATGCGGCCCAGCGCGGGCACCGGCAGCGTGCCGGGCCAGGTGATCGTCACCGGTTCCCCGATGTCGTGGCGCAGCGCATAGGCCAGCGGCAGCGTCACGTCGTACAGCCGGCGGCCCACCGCGACGCACCACAGGTCGCGCAGCGTGTCGGACAGGGATTGCGCGGCGGCGGCGCTGGTCAGCGCGGTTTCCACGACCGACGGTTCGGACGGCCGGCGCCAGGCAACCAACACATCGGCCGAGGCGGCGGTCGTCACGCGCCACGCCTCCGCCAGGTCCTGCCGCCGCGCGCCACTTAGCGTCGGCGCCAGGTCCGAGGTCTGGGTGGTGTGGAACCGGCTGTGGCCCACGCGGATGCGCGCGGGCGGCGGGCTCAGCGGCAGGCCCAAATCCAGCGGCACGCAATTCACGATCTGATCCGGCGAATACGCCGCGACAGGCAGCGCGCCGCCACCGAAGGCCCGCAGCCCGATGGCAGCCAGCCGGCCGTTGCGGCGGGGCACCAGCCGCGCGGCGGCGCTGCGCAGCAACAGCCCGACCAGGTCCAGCGCGTCCGGCGCCTCATCCCCCACCCAGACGCCAGCGGGCCATGCGGCGGCGCCGGCCAGGCCGAGGAACGACCCCGCGTCCAGATACTCGGCCGGCACGGCGAAGTCCTGGCGCAGCAGTTCCAGCGCCACTTCCGCGGCGGAGGACGGCGCGGCGCCGCTGGCGAAGCCGCCCCAGGCATCCACCGTGATCTGCCCAGCCGGCGGGAAGGTGCCCAGGCGAATGAACAGGCCCCGGGCGGAGCTTTCGACATTGTAGGTCGCGGCCGGCGGGGCGGCGGCGGTGATGTCCGCGACCACGGCATTCAGCGTGATGCCGCCCGCCAGGCCGCGTTCGTACAGCGCGACGATGCCGCCGGCCGCGTCGCTGACCTGGTAGATGCCCGCCACGGGGTCGACCAGCAGCGGCGCGATCTCTCGCACCGGATGGGCGGCGCTGCCGCCGCGCAGGCGCGGCTTGCGCTTGCCGGCCAGCGCCGCGCCGCCTTCCAGCCCGCCGGTGCCGGCATAGCTCGCGCCATCGGCGGGGCGTTCCAGCCACCAGGACGGGTCGCGCAGGGCCAGGACCAGGTCCTGCCCATCCAGCCGCCAGCCCGCGCCGAGGCCGGAGATCAGTTCCGCCGTCTCGGCCCAGGCGGGGTCGCGCCACACGCCATGCGGCAGCAGCTGCTTGCGGCCCATCCGCACCCGCACCGGCCGGCCATCCGCATTGCGCGTGCCGGCCAGCGATGCCAGCGCCCCGCCTTCATCCGCGAAGCGCAGCTGGCCCCAGCCCCAGGCGGCGGCGCGGCCATCGGGCGCCAGGTCCATGCGGCGGTCCAGATCGACGCCGCTGGTCAGGATGGGCGGATAGGCCTGCAGGCCGGCGGGATCGTTTTCCCGCGTCACCCAGCCGGCATCCGATGCGCGCAGGATGGTGAAATCCGCCAGCAGCGCAGGCTGTTCGGTCAGGCTGCCCCATTCCGCCTCGCCCCAGGCCAGGGCGGGATCGGTGGCGTTGACGGCGCCGGGCTGGAAGACCTCGACCTCCGCCGCCAGGAACGCCAGGCCGGGCTCATCCACCAGCCGATAGGCGGGGGGCAGGCCTTCGGCGGGGGCGTCGATTTCGCCCCAGGCCAGCTCGCCCCATGCGGTGCCGCTCATGCCAGCCTCAGGGCCGGATTGGCATTGGCCTGCCGGACATCGGCGCGCAGGCGCCCGACCTCCTCCTGCAGGCGCGCCAGGGCGGCGACCAGCGTGTCGGTCTGTTCGCGCTGCGTCGCCTGCAGGACGCTGGCGGTCAGCGCATCGGCGCCGACCGACCCGATCTGCTCGAGCGTCGCGATGATGCGATCTTCGGCCGAGGCAAAGCCCTGGCCGGTGCCGAAGACCTGGCGCGACAGGCCGCGGAACTGTTCCGCCGCCGCCTGCACCCGGCCTATCGCCGCCGCGTCGCCGCCGCGCGCCGCGGCGCTGATGCGTTCGAATTCCGCTTCCGCCGCCGCAAGGCGGGACAGCGGGTTGCCGGTGTTGTCGTTGGCGGTCCGGAGCGACCGGGCGTAATCCGCCAGCCCGTCCAGGCCGCCGGCCACGGGCGCGACCAGCCGCGCGGTGGCTTCGCGGATCGCGCGGTCTTGCGCGGCCTGCACTTCATCCAGGCCGAAGCCCAGCCGCTGCGCGGAATCGCGCACGCCGTCGAACTGCCGGCGCACCGCGCCCAGCGGGTCCGCGGCGTCGCGCGCGGCCTGGGCGAAGGCTTCCAGCTGCTTCGCCAGCGCATCCGCCGATTGCGCCGCACCCAGTTGCCCGCCGAAGGTGTCGCCGCCGGTGCGATCGATGGCGCCCTGGATCCGCGCATCCGCCGCCGTCAGGCGCAGCTGGGTCGTGACATCGTTCAGGCTGCCGATCTGGGTATGGCCCCGGACATTGGCCCCGAGGTCCACCCGGCCCGAGGCCCGCAAGCCCAGCGCGGCCATCTGCTGGTTGATCGCCGCCATCTGCTGCGCGGTCTGCTGCTGCAGCGCCGTGAGCTGTTCGCCCGCGCGCTTCTGGCCGGCATTGCCGGCCGCCAGCATCCCATCGGCGCCGGCTTCGACGGTCAGGTTGTAGAAGCCGGGCCGAGAGCGCGGGCCGAACAGGCCGCCGATGGCCCCGCCGGCCGCGCCGCCGATTAGCGCGCCCACCGGGCCGCCGACCATGAAGCCCGCCGCCGCACCCAGCCCGCCGCCGATGGCGCCGCCGGTGCTGTTGCCGCCCGTCGCACTGGCGATCAAGCCGCCGCCCATCGCGCCCAGCGCAGCCGGCCCTAGGACGGAGCCCAGGGTGACGAACCCGCCCGACGTCGCCGCCGCGCCGCCAGCCGCTTCCAGCGCCGCCAGACCGCCCGCGCCGGATAGCCCGCCCGCAGACAGGCCCGCGCTTCCCGCCATCAGCGGCGTGGCCAGCAACCCCGACACGCCGCCCCCGCCGAACAGGCTGCTCAGGCCGGACAGGCCGCCGCCCAGCGACAGCAGCCCGCCAAGCCCGCCACCATCGCCCCCCAGCGCCGCCGCCGCGCCGCCCAGCGTGGGGCGCGACAGGCCGAACAGGCCGTTGGTCAGCGGGTTCACCACCGCCAACCGCAGCAGGTCCGTGGCGGCGGATGCAATGACGCCCCGCATGATGTTGCCGAAGTTCAGCGCGGCCTGTTCGCCGCGCACGAAGGCATCCACCAGGCTGCCGCCGATGCGGTCCAGGGCGTTTTCGCCGATGCGGGCGAAGGATTCCAGGGACTGCCGTTCGAACCGGCGCTGCGCTTCCTCGCGCCGGCGTTCGTCCTGTTCTTCCTGCTGCTCGATGCGCTGCTGCGCGGCCTGGAACGCGCGCACATGGGCGTCCGCGTCCTGGGCGCGCGGGGCAGCGGGCGCGCGAGGCCCAGCGGTTGGACGGCCCGCCGCGGGCGGTTCCGGGCCAATCGGGCGGGCATAGATGACGGATCCCTGGTCGGACCCCAGCGCGGCCAGCCGCCGCTGGATCTCGGCCCGTTCCGCCGCCAGGGCCGCCGTGCGTTCCTGCACCAGCCGCACCTGTTCGTTCAGGAAGCGCAGGGTGTTTTCGCGTTCCGCCGCCGGCACGCCAGGGAAGCCCAGCGCGGCATAAGCGCCGGCATCCTCGCTGGCCGCCGCGATGCTGCCCGGCAGGTTGTTGGCGCGGGTGGCCAGCCGCGCAGCTTCCAGTTCCTGTTCCGCCGCCGTCGCTTCCAGCGTCGCGCGCTGTTCGGCGCGCCGTGCATTGGCCAGGCGGATGCTGCGGTCTTCGGCGGTCTCGACCAGGTCGTTCGTGGCTTCGATCGCGCGGCGGTACAGCTCCTGCGATTCGGCGGAGCCTTCCAGGATCCTATTCAGCCGCTCCTGTTCCGTGCCGTAGCTGGCGGCCTGGGACTTGATCAGCTCATAGGCGGCATAAAGCCCGCCGGCCGCCGCCGCGACGGCACCCAGCACGGGCACGACCATGCCCAGCGACGTCGCGCCGCTGCGCGCGGCCAGCGATGCGGTGCTGAAGGCGTCGGCGACATTGCCGATCTGCGATGCGACAGGCCCCAGCGCCTGGGACACGCCGCCCGCCCCCAGCAGCTCCATCGCCCCGCGCAGATCGGACACCCCGCGCCGGGCGGCGTTGGTGCGGCTTTCCATCGCGTCCAGGCTGGCGGAGGCGCGCTGCATCTGGCCGGGCAGCGTCGCCGCCGCCTGCGCCGCGCGGCCCTGCGCGTCCTGCAGATCCCGCGTGCGATCGGCCGCGCGCTTGGTCGCCTCCTCCGCCCGCACCATCGACGATGCCAGCTCGGGGCTGGCCTGGATCAGCTTGCTGAAGGCCGCATGCACGCCATCGGTCGTGCCGCTCAGCCGCCCCATCTCGGCCGAGAATTCGCGCAGGCCTTCGGCGCTGATCCGGAACGAATAGCCCTTGCCGCCCGTGCTGCCGCTCATGTCACCCCACCCCCAGGCGGCGCGCCGCCTGTTCGATCTGGCGCGGGGCCAGGTCTGCCCATTTCCGCACCGTCTCCTCCGGCCGCAGGCGCTGCGGCAGGGTGACGGCGGGGACCAGCACGAACATCACGATGGGCTTTGCCACGCGGCCCTGCCGGGCGCGGCCTTCGGTGGCGCGGCGCACGCGGCCGGACCGGCCGATGGTCTGGCGGCGCAGCACCAGGAAGCCCCAGGCCTTGCCGCCCGATTTGTTCGGCATCACGTCCAGCCTCTCGCCGAAATGCTTGGACACCTCATCCGGCGTCATCCGCCGGCCGCCGCGCGCGGCGCGCGGCACATGCTTGGTCGGGATGGCCAGCGCGGTGCCGGCCTGGGTCGGGACCACATCCGTCCCGCGATGCGCGCCCAGGATGGCGCCGGCATTGCTGCCCTTGCGCGGATGCACCCACACCACGGGCGGGCGGCCATCTTCCCGCGCCGGATACAGCGTCGCGGTGACGGTGGTGGGCATGCGGCGGCTGCCGGGGAAGGCGCGCATGATGTCCTGGCGCAGATCCGTCAGCAGGCCTTCGCGCACGCCAGCCAGCCCGGCTTCCACCGCCTGCACCGCGCGGGCCTGGAAGTCGCGGATCTGCTGCGTCGGGGGCGTGCCGGACAGCGCGGCGCGAATCGCCACCATCAGCCGCGATTCCTTCGGGCGTCGTCCATGCGGTGTTCCTCCGCCGCCAGGACGCCGAAGGCATCCAGCAGCCATGCGGGCTGGTCGTTGATGCCGCCGGCCTGGGGCAGCCAGCCGCGCGCCATGCCGCCCTGGGATTGCCGCCACAGCGCGACCACGCGCAGCCAGGCGGCGGGCAGCAGGTGGCGGGGGTTGCGCCACCACAGCACGTCCTGGCCGCGCCATTGCCCCACGCGGATCCAGCCGCCCTCCACCGGCCGCAGGCCGAAGGCAAAGGCCTTCGGCGCGCGCGACAGGTGCAGGGCGGCGATCAGTTTTTTGCCGCGTCCGCGCTGGGGGACAGCAGCGCGCCGATGGCATCCGCCAGGGCGGGCACATGCGGGCTGGGCAGGTCGCCCGCCGTGGCGTGATTGAGCCGCGCGGGGCGGCCATCGATCTCGATCAGCCCGGCCATGATCAGGTCCAGCGCGGCGGCGCGCATGGCGGCGGCGGTGCCGTCCCGCAGCTTCTTCAGCGGGGCGGCATCCCCGAACATCTCCAGCGCCAGGCGCCGCTTGCGGCCGGTGCGGAGCAGATCGGCCTGCAGCCGGGCATGGTCCGCCTGGTTGAGCCCCAGCCACATCGCGCGGCCTTCCTCATCCAGCGCCGGGGGCGCGGCGGCGTAGAAGGCGGACAGCGCGTCTTCCGCTTCCTCATGCGCCGTCACGGCTTCGGCCAGGTCCGCCCGGCCGGCGGCTTCGGCGGCCTGGCGCAGGGCTTCGTTGATCATCTCGAGGCTCGCGACACGCTGTTCGGCGCGGGCCAGCTGCAGGCCGGAATGTTCGGCATAGGTCAGGGCGCGGACGGTATAGGCCACGCCGTCGAGCTGCAGCGTGCGTCGCTGGCCGGCGGCCAGGACGGGGATATCGGTCATGGGGGGGGGTGTCCTTGTGTCGGCAAGGTGGCGGGCGGGACCGACATCCCGCCCGCCTTCGCGTGCACGCTAGTCGTCCCGGTGTCGGCCGGGATCGTTGCGGGACTGGCGCAAAGGGGGCGCCAGCCCCATATTCCGGGGTCGGAACGGGAAGGAGGCCGCGATGGGCCGCGTGATCTTGGTATCTGGCTTGGCCATCGCCGCGGCGCTGGGCGTGCTGCAGCTGACGGTGCTGAACAACGCCCCGCCACCGGACCCGGCCGCCATCGTCAACAGCCCGCGGGACCAGGCCAGCCAGCGCGCCTATGCCGAGGCGATCCGGCTGACCGATCGCCCCTGGACCAACACGACGCCAGCCGAGGACGCGGCCAGGGACTGCGAAGCCCGCGCCCGGATGGCGGCGGCGGTGCACCGGGCAGACCCCGCGCAGGTGCGGGAAGCCTGCCTGTTCACTTGGCGCAGCACGGGCGCGCTGCCGCGCCCGTGACGCGCGGCTAGAAGGCGCTGATCATCAGGCTGCCGCCGGCCAGCGCGGGTTCCATGCGGTAGGTCTCGACATCCGCGCCTTCGCGTTCGCCGGACTGGATGTTCGTGATCCGGCCGGGGCTGAACAGCAGGCCGATGCGGTTGCCGGCCACGGTGCCGAGGATCGCGCTGAACACGGTATCCGCGCCGTTCCGCATCGCCGTTTCCCGCGTCGGGGATGCGGTGCTGTTGGCGTAGCAGGTCACTTCGGCTTGCGGGTTGCGGACCATCAGTTCCGCCACATCGAAGCCGTTGGCGGCTTCCGGGTTCGGCGGCAGGATGCCGCCCGCGCCCAGGCCGAACACGGCGTCCGCGCCACGCACCAGCGCGCGGCCCAGCTGGCATTCGCCGTCCCGCCAGGTCGGCGGCGTGGGGCGCACGACGGAAGATGCGCCGGCCGGCAGCGCGGTTTCCGCCGCCACACCCGCCAGCACGCCCATCAGGTCGAATTCCACCATACCCATGCCGGCGGCCGACAGGCGGATGCGCGGGTTCACCGCGATGCAGCCCAGGCCGATGAACAGCCGCCCGGCTTCATACGCATAGACCGTCAGGCGGGCGAAATTCGCCTCATCATCCGTCAGGCGCAGCAGGTTGTTGATGGGGATGACCGCGAGGGTGGAGGTGTTGAGCACCGGGGAAAAGGTGCGCGCGAAGGTCGCGACGCGGCCCACGGTGTAGTCCGTGATCAGCGTGGTGCGCGCCACGGTCGGGTTGCCCGACAGCGTGATGGGCATGCCGCGATAGAGATCGGCCGTCGCGGCGAAGGGCGCGGCAAGCGTCGCCGTGGTGGCGGCGCCGGCGGTGGCGGCGGTGGGCGCGCCGACAGCGGCGGCGGTGTTCGTCACCGCCATCCCCGCGCTGCGGAGCACGCGGAACCACTCCGGCTCCGTGCCCGCGGTGCCGGACCCGCGCAGCGGCACGCGCACGCCGCTGATCATGAAGCGCCCGCCACCCACCACGCCGGGCCGGGGATCCAGGCTGCCGGTGAAGGACGGGTCGGGCGTGACGACGTAGTCGGGCGAGATGTCGAACTGGGCATCCACCCAATCGCCAGCGGCCGGGACGCCCGCGATGGCATCGGTGCCGGCCGTGGTTTCAACCTTGATGGCCAGCGCACGAAAGCGGGCCCGCTCGAGCTGCGACATGCGCTCTACTCCTCAGGATCAGGGGGTGGTGATGAAGGGGTTGCCCCAGGGGGCGTGGACAATCAGCCGCAATTCCAGGGTGCAGGCGGCCAGGGGCGCTTCGGATTGCACGACGGTGGCGGCTTCGGTGGCGAAGGGGCCTTCTTCCACGCGCAGCGCGGTCAGGCCGTCGCTTAGCAGGATGTCCGACACCTGGGCGGCGCCGCCCGGGCGCATGACGGCGCGCACGACCCGCGCGTGCCATTCATTCACCCGGGCGGCCAGCTGCGCGTCGTCCTCGCCGTCCAGGTAGCCGGCCAGGATGGCGCGAATCACATAGCGGGCTTCGAGGGTGGAGCCGCCTTCCGCATCCTGGTCGCCATCCATCAGCACCAGCAGCGGGCGGGCGGCGTCATCCACATCCGCCGCGCGGTTGCGTTCCACGGTCATGGCTTGCCCGTCGATCGACAGGCCGGTCAGCGCGGCGGCGAGCGCGGCATAGGCCGCTTCGCGGATCGGGATCTCGGGCATCAGGGGCTCGGCGGCGGGGGTGGGGCGCGGCGCAGGTGCAGCGTGTAGGACGCGGCGATTTCGTCCTGCATGACCTCCGCCACCAGATACGCGGTGGCGTTGAAGGTGACTGCATCGCCGCGCGCGGGCGGGGCGGGCAGCGCGCCGGCCGCGACCATGATGGCGGCGGCGATGGCCAGGGACCGCGGGCCATCCAGCCCGCCGATCGGGTCTTCGGGCCGGGACGGCACCACGCGGATCTGCACCGGCTGGCCGGCGGCGGGCGTGTAGGTGGCGGCGACGCCCAGATGGGGATCGGCGGCCAGGATGGCGGCGGCGGCGGCGAAGATGGACATCAGGCCTCCACCCGATCGGCCATCGCCGGATCGATATCGTCCTGGTCCAGGCCCGGCGGCGTCGGCACCGGGGCGCCGCGGCGGGTCATGACGGCGAACATGCCGATGGCGCCGCCTGCCCCCATGGGCTGCGGCGCGGGCGGCGCGTCGCCCTGCGGCATCGGGATGCGCGCACCGACGCGCGGATCCGCAAAGACGGCAGCAATGGCCGCCTGCGCGGCCGGCATCGGGCCATGGAAGCGTTGCCACACCCAGGCCTGCGGGTCGTGCATCGTCGCCTCCATCACAGCGCCGCCACCAGGGCTTGCAGGTCCGCGTCGGACCTTGGCGGCATGACGGTCAGGGTGTGCGTCTCGCCCCACAGTTCGCGGCTGTTGCCCACCGATGTGCCATGCCGGAACGTGCTTAGGCCGACGGTTGCCGTGCCGACCACGGCCGCCACAGCGCCGCCATTGTATCCTGCGACAACCCCGGCCAGCCGCCCCGCGCCGTCGAGCGTAAAGCCCGCGCGCATCGTTGCGCCGGGCGTTGGCGGCGCGCCGCCAAAATTAGTCTGCGCTACGACACCGGCCGTCACGCGGATCACTTCCGGGATGCCTGTGGAGGTCAGGCGGATCTCGCACCGGTTTGCCGTCGTGCCGTCATGAATCGCCGCAATGGTCTGGCTGTTACCAATATTCGTCGCGCTGAACGCTCCCCGCCACAACACCGTGCACGCGCCGGAATCCGCGATGTAGAGGCTGCTCAGCGGCGCGGTCAGGCTCTCCGTGCCGCGCGTGCTGGCCCCTGGGGAGCCGGTCGGAGGCAGGATGGGCGTGGAGGCGAAGGAGCCGAGTTCAAGCTGGGGCCACGCCAGCGTGAGCGTGCGGCCCGTGCCAAGAAACGACGGCCCGCGACCATTCGATCCGCTCGTGCCCATCATAATGGCAACCGGTGACGTTGTGGTGGTGGCGGTGGCGGGCGCCGTAATCTGGCACCGATACCAATTGCCGATCTTCTCGACGGATGCCGCCGTAACAGCCGGGCCGCTTGTACCGACCGAGCCGTTGCCGGTCAGCACAAAGTTTGCCCAGGCGTCGTTGCCGAACCCGCCAACCCGAAACAGCAATTGCACGTTTTCGCAGGTGCCGGGCAGCAGCAGCGCGGATAGCGTGTAAGCCAGCCCTGAGGTCAGGGAGACACTACCGGTAACGGTCTCATGTGTGGATGTCGCTGTGTTCTCCGTCATCAGCGTGGCGGCGTCGCTGACACCGTTCGGCCCGACTGCGCCGACGGCGCTGTCTATGCCGGTGTTAATCCAGCCTGTGCGGCCCACCGTCCGCGTATCCGCAAGCAGGTTCGTCCGCTGCCCGCCGATCAGCAGCCGGGCTTCCGCGCCGACCCAGCGCGGGATATCGGCGCCGTAGCTGCGCCAGGTCACGCTGTCGAAGCCCGTCGCCTCCACCCCCGCCGCCTGGGCGCGGCTGAAGGTCAGGGGCGCGCGGACCTCTCCGCCGCGGTCCACCAGCACCAGCGCGCCGCCCCGGCGCGCGAGCGCGGCCCGGCCGAGCAGGTAGCCCGGCGCGATGCGCGCGCCGCGCGCCAGGATCGGCGCCATGGCGTCAGGCCGCCGCGGCCGTGTGCGGCGTGACCAGCACGCGCACCGTGGTCTCGGTCGCGCCGGACGCGGCCACCGCGATGGCCACGGCCATGTTGCCGGTGTTGGTCGCGGTCAGGCGGCGGTTGGTGTTGTCCCACCACAGCCGCGCACCGGCGGCCACCACCAGGGACGGTTCCTTGGCCAGGTCGTAGATGCCGTGGAAGCGCGTGGCCACCAGCTGGTTCTGCGCGGCATTGGCCATCGCCACGCCGAACAGACGCGCGCCGACCAGCATGCCCTGACCGCTGGTGACGCCGGACGCATAGGGGCAGGGCAGGTCGAAGACCTCGCCGTCGCCGAACATATTCGAGGCCATGTCTGGCTCCTGTGTCTGAAGGTGGATCGAAGGGGAAAGGCGGGCGGCCCGTGCCGCCCGCCGTCAGGGTCAGGCGCCGAGGTTGCCGGCGATGGTGCGCGGCGTGACGGACTTCGCGCCGAAGTCGAACAGGCAGCGGAAGGTGATGCCCGTGTAGTCGATCCGTTCCGCATCCGTGACTTCCGGCGTGCGGCGCCCGCGCAAGAAGGCGATTTCCACCGCCCGCATGCCGGCTTCCGTGCGCGCCATGTAGAAGGGCGCGTTGCCCGTCTGCAGGAAGGGTTCCGTCACCACCTCGATCGACTGGCGGAAGGTCTGCGGCAGGGCGTTGCCGACCACGTTCGGCACGATCAGCGGGCTGGTGAGTTCCTGCGCCGTGATTTCCCGCGTCGGGGGGACCAGCAGCACGGTGTTCTGCACCGGCGGCATGGACGGCACCGGGCGGCCGGCGCGGGCCGGGCCGGTCATGTTCTGCAGCGTGGCGCGCAGCGTCCGCAGCGCGGCGACATCCAGCGCGGACGCCGCCATCAGGTTGCCATAGCCACGCACGCCCGCGCCGGCCGCCAGCACCAGGAAGGCCACGCCATCGGCCATGTTCGCGTTGGTCGTCAGCACGCCGAACACGGTGCGCCGCAGGCCGGTATAGGCCCCCAGCGACAGCGCCTGCGCCGCCCGCGTCAGCGCCCGCGTGTCGTCATTCACCAGCGCCTGGCGGCCGACCGGCAGGATCACCCCGCGTTCGGAGACGGAGTAGGTCTCCGCCGGGTCTTCCGCGATGGTGCCGTAGATCACCTGGCCGCCATCCTGCACCGGCTGCACTTCCGACACCTGGCCGATGCTGGCCGCGGTGATGGTCTTGAAGTCGTCCACTTCGACCTGGTCCGTCCAGGACGACCAGGTGTCCGGGTACGCGCCGTACAGCTCCCGCACCGTCTTGTTGAAGGTGTTCGCCAGCACGCCCGCGAAGTCGCTGGCGGTGTGGCTGCCATAGGCCAGCACCAGCGGCACCAGGTCGGCGTTGGACAGGCGATGCACGCCGCGTTCGCCGCGCTGCGCCATCAACTCGCGCGCCATGCCGAGCATGGAGATGCCGGCGAATTCCCGTTCCTCCGCGCTGTAGCTGGCCACGCGGCCCTGGGCGGCGGCCAGCAGGCCGGCCGCGAAGGCGCCGCCGATGCGGGCGCGGGCGGTGTCGAACCCGTCGCGCGTGACGCGCAGGCCCGGGGTTGCGGCCGGGCGCGGGCCGGCGGCGGCGACGGCATCCAGCGCCGCTTCCAGCGCCTGTTCGCGGGTGGCGGCGCGGTCCAGCTGGGCGCGCACGAAATCGAGCCCGAGGCCGTTGCGTTCGGCGATCGCGACCACGTCGCTGGCCAGCACGGGGGCCGGCACGGGGGCCGGATGGTGGGGCATCGGGGTGGAAGCCTGGGGTGCGGGCAGCCCGCCCGCCGGGGTGATATCGTCGGGCATGCTGCCCATCTCCTTGTCAGGTGCCGGCGGGCTTGCCGGCGGGGTGGAAGCGGTGGTGACGAGCGCGGCCAGCGGCGCGGGCACGCGGGTGAAGCGGGCCAGGGGCAGCGCAGCGAAGGCCTGCACCGCCGCGGGTTCCGCGGCCTCCGTCGCGAAGCCTTTGGCGACGGCGGTTTCTGCATCCAGCCAGGTTTCGGCCGCCATCATCGCGGCGACTTCCTGTTCCTCGAGCCCCGTGCGGGCGGCATAGGTGCGGCGATAGGCGCCGGAGATCTGTTCCAGCACCTCCGCTTGGCCGCGCATGGTGTCGGCATCGCCCATCGCCGCGCCCCAGGCCTCATGAATCATCAGGAAGGCGTTGGCGGGCATGACGATGCGTTCGCCGGCCATCGCGATCAGCGATGCGGCGGATGCGGCGATGCCTTCGACGATCATCGTCGGCTTGCGCTTGCGGCGGGCCAGCATGTTGTGGATGGCGATGCCGGCCAGGGCGTCGCCGCCGTAGCTGTTCAGGCTGACGGTCAGCGGCGCGTCATCGGCCAGCCCCTTCAGGGCGGTGGCGACGCCGGATGCGGTGATGTCGAAGCCGACATCCCCCATCAGCGTGAGCGTGGCGGGCGCATCGCCCGCGGCGGCGCGCATCTGCACGGACATGCGGTGTCTCCTGGGTCTCAGGCCGCCAGCAGCAGGGCGGCGATGGCGTCTTCTTCGTCGGCCAGCGCGGCCAGGCGGGCCTGTTCGGCCGCGAGCGCGGCCGGGGATGGGCGGGTGGTCAGGCGCGGCGTGCCGCAATCCGGCAGCCCCGCATCGATCCCGATGGCGCGCAGCGCGTGGATGCGCGGCACGAATTGCACATACCCGCCGCCATCATCCTGCTGCGCCGGCGGATCCAGCTGCGGCGTGCCGAGCTGCGGCGCGCCGGCCGCGATCCCGACCGCGACCAGCGCGTGACGCTGGCCCAGCGCCGGACTGCCGAGGGTCGGGGCGCCGGTGGTGACACCAATCGCCGCCATGCCGGGCGCGCTGGTCAGCGCGGGCGAACCCAGCACCGGGGCACCGGTAACGATCCCCACCGCCGCGAGGGCATGCACCTGGCCCAGCGCGGGGGCGCCCGTGGTGGGCGCGGCGGTCGCGACGCTCGTGGCCGTCAGCGCATGCACCTGGCCCAGCGCGGGCGCATCCAGCACCGGGGCGCCGGCGGCGATGCCGGTGGCGGTGAGGGCGACGCTACCGGCCGCCCCCTGCGGCGCAAGAAGCGTCAGCAGCATGGCGTTATTCCGTCAGGCTGCGAAGCCGTGCCAGCGTCGCCTCGGTCTCGGCAATCTGCGGATCGAGGACCAGCAACAGCGCCACATCGCCCACGCTGGCAGCTTCGCCGCGCTGCATATTCAGCCTGGCCAAGCGGGAGGTGGCGAGCGCGATGAGTTCTGCGATCTTCATGGCGGCGCCCTCAGACCAGCGGGATCAGTTCTTGGCACACAGTCGATGTGTGCGCCTGGAGCAGCACCACATCGTAGGTGTCGGTTTCGTCGATGGCCGCATAGGCCGCCATGCGACAGCCTAGGAGCGCGCTGCCCGTCTGGATGAAATCGGTCGGCGTGTAGGGCGTCAGCACGCGGGTTTCGGAGTCAAAGCGGAATATCTGGTTGATGGCGCCCGTCGTGTAAACGTTGATATAAGTGTAGCGCCCCTCCTGTCCGAATGGGCTGTAGCAACCCGTCGTGCCCGCGCCGAAAGCGTTGTTGCTGCCATCGTAGGTGATGGCGCCGGTCCATGTGCCCGTGATCGCGCCCGCGATATCCAGCACGTCGAGCGTGGTGGAGGCGCCGCCACGGAAGAAATAGTTGAACGAGTGCCGCGCGTAGCGCGCCGGGTCCGGCTGGATGCCCCAGGACGGCGCCCACAGGCACCCCGCCCCGTTGGCAGCGGGCGCCGCGCCGAAATAGGTGGTGGACCACGCATCGGCCGCGATGGAGTTGGTGCCGTTGTTCACGGCCGCGTCGCCGTAATTGTAGGTGTAGGTCGTCGTGTTTGCCGACGTCCGCAGCACCAGCAAATTTGGCTGCTCAATCACGAAGCGCGCCGCGCTGCTTGGCGTCGTGGTCCATGCCGCGCCGAGCGTATAAACCGCGCTCGGCCCGGCGGTGTGCGAAGCGATGATCCGGCGTTGCCCGACGGATGCAGGCGTCGTCGGGTCCGCGACGATCCGGATCTGGAAGTTGCGATATTCGTTCGCCAGCACCACCGCGTCGCCGCCGCTCGCCTGCCCGGTGATCGTCGTAGATGCAGAGGCCGTCGCCAGCAGCGCAACACGGTCGGTGTCGTAGGTGGTCGCGCCCTTCACCATGCCCTCGCCGGGCTCGTGGTTGAAAGGCACATAGAGTTCGTCCATCACCAGCATGGCGCTGTCGGTGCCGATCGTCGGCAGGTTGGTCGTGCCACGGTTGGCGAGCGTGTTCGACGCGGGCTCGAATGTGCGGAAGATGCCCGCAGCTACTGTGCTCGCGCCCAACATAAACAGCCGACCGCAGAGCAGTTCGTAACGCGCGCCCGTGGCGGGCGTGAAGGTGAGCGCCACGTCCAGCGTGATGGTCGGCGTCGTGCCAACGGTGTTGCCGACGATCCAGCGTTCCTCGGTCTTGCCCGCCACCGTGTCGATGATGCGGATTTTGAAACCGAAATCGCCCGAGCCGCCGCGATTGGCCAGCATGTTGAGGCCGACCGCAGTTGGAAGCGCGGTCGAAAGCGTCACGCTGGTCGTGGTCGCGCCCGCCGCAATGGTGCCGACCGCGCCGAAGGAAGGGACGAAAGCGCTGGTGGAGCCCGCGCCGAAGGTGCCCGCCGTCAGCGGCGTCCCGGAGATGTTCTGCCAAGCCTTCGTCACGATGTTGAAGCGCGCGAACAGCGAGTTGGAAGACAGATGATAGACGAACGGATTGCGGCTTCTGTCGTTGCGGAGGTCGCTTGCGAGGGACCGCGCAGCAGCGTGAGCATCGATCGACGGCGCGACCTGCGCCCACACCTGCCGGTCGATGACCTTCTTGAAGGTGTTCGCCATGTCAGGTGATCCTCGCGCGCACGCAATCGGCCCAAGCCGAGAGGTTGGTCTGGTTGATCAGCATTAGAGCAGGGCGGCTGCCGATGTTGGTCTGATCAGAAAGGGTCGTGACGGTGGAAACGGTTGAGACGGTGGTGACCGTGCCGCTCTCCAACACCGCCGTCACGCGCTGGCGGCGCAGGGCGCTATCGTAGGTCGGCGGGCTGATCGTTGCCTGCACCAACCGCCCCAGCAACTGCTCCGTGCGGTAGGAGATGACGGGCAGCGGGTTGGCCTCGGACGCATCCACAGCCGCGCCGTCTGCGCCGAACGTGACCTTGACGCGCTGGTGAAGGGCGCCGCCCACATTGTCGGCGGCGATGGTCGCGCCAGAACCGGGGGTGTAGCCGATGTTGTCGGACATGGCTTAGGCCGCGCCCGGAATGCCGATGTCGAAGGCGCCGAGGCTGAACACGTTGCCGTTCGTCACCGCCTGCGAAGATGCGAGGTTCCCCGTCGCCAGCAGCCGGCTGTTCACCGTGTCCACGATGGCCCAATGGGTCGCCGTGCCGGTCGCCGTGACGTTGCCATCGCTGAACGCCGCCACCGTCACGCGGCGGCCCGAAGGCGTGCGCGTGGCCGGTGCGCCGATGCTCAAGGACGTCTTGTTGCCGAGCGACGCCGCGCCCGTCGCGGCGGCATAGGTCGTGGGTTCGCTGGAACAGATGTCCAGCCGGTTCGCCTCCGTATCGAGCACATTCAGCCCGAGATCGAGGACGCGGTCAGCAATGAAAGGCATCAGCGATACTCCACACCCGTCACGCGGTTCTGCGCGTCGCGCACCAGCACGCCCGTGCGGGGCTGCGCGGCGCGTTCCGCGGCGGCGGCCACGGACGCCGCAGCGGCTGCGATCTGTTCGGCGCTGCCGGCCAGCGCGGCGCGGCTGTCGCCCATGGCCAGGGCCACGCCATCCGCCGTCGCGCGCAGATCGCGCAGCGCCTCGGCATTCTCCGCCGTCGCGGCGCGGGCGGCCTCGGCCGCGGCTTCGGCGCTGGCCATGGCCGGGGCCAGTTCCGCGCGCAGGGCGGCGCCCATCTCATCCGACAGCACCACCTGGACCATGGCGGCGGCGGGATCGCGCGGCACGGCGGCGCCGGTGGCCGCGTCTGCGTCGAGCGGTGGGTCGCTGTCCGGAATACTGGCGCCTGCGGCTCGCGCCTGCGTCAGGCCAGCGTTGCTGACCTTGCGTGCATCGAAATCGAACACGCTGTTCGTTTCGTCGAAACGCTTATTCCATTTCACGATTTCCGCCAGTTGCTTTTCTGGATCCAACCCCTGCGCCGCGACGGCATCGCCCCAGGTGCGGAGACCCATGCGAAGCATGGCCTTCTCGGCCAGCGCATCCTTCAGCGGGTCCACCATTTCGAAAGCCGGCGGGCCCCATTCGACCGGGTAGCCGCCTTCGCGCGGCGCCAGCACGCCCGCGCGCAGCGCGGCGGCAATCCAGGCGTCCCAGACCGGCTGGCACCAGCGCGGGATCAGCAGCAGCCATTGGATCTGTTCCAGCCGCCGCTTGAAGGCCAGCCGCCCGGCGCGCAGGCTGCTGTAATTCGCCTGGGTCAGGTCGCCGGTCAGCAGGTCATAGGTGATGCCCCAGGCCGCCGCGATCGCGTGCAGCTGGTGCCGCGCCAGGTCCGAAAAGCCGCCGACGCCGGACGGCATGGCGAATTTCACATCCTCGCCGGGCAGCAAGCGTTCCACCATGCCGGGGCTGAAGCTGCGGACGGGCTCGTTGCCGCCATCCGGCACGGCTTCCAGCGGGCCGCGCCCGGCGGGCTGGCCGGAGGTGACGAAGGCCGCGAGGCAGGCCTGGACCTTGGCCTGGTGCAAGGCCGCATCTTCCAGCTCGTCCAGGTCGCGCAGGCGCATCAGGAAGGGCGCGAGGTCCGGCACGCCGCGCAGCTGGCCGGGGCGGTCCTGGCGGAACAGGTGCAGCACGGCATCGGCCGCATAGACGCGCACGCGGCCACGACGGCCGCCGAATTCCTCGCCCGGGTGTTCTTCCAGCAGGTGATAGGCCAGCGGCGCGCCGCCGGCCGACAGCTCGATCCCCTGGCGGATCCGGGTGCCGGATGCGGTGCCGCCTTCCAGGTCTTCTTCCAGCAGGTCGGCTTCGACGTTCTGCAGCAGCAGCGGCACGCGGATGTTGCGCCGGCGCATATCGGCCGGGCTGGCGGGCAGCTTCAGCGTCAGGGCTTCGCCATCCTGCGCCCGGGCGCGGGCCACCTGCGCCATCAGCCCGGCGAAATCCAGCCGGCCGCCGATGTCGCAGCCCTTGGCCCAGGCTTCGAATTCCGCATTCACCTGGCGGTCCAGATCCGCATCGCCGGTGCGGCTGCGCGGGGTGATGCCGTAGCCCACCTGGTAGGCCACGCTGAGATCCAGCCCCGCCGCCGCCCAGGCGTTGTTCCGCACCAGGTCCCGCGCGCGGTTCCGCAGTTCCACCAGCGCGCCTTCCACCTCGGCCTGCGGCCCGGTGCCATCCGCGCGCCAGCCCTGGGTGCGGCGGCTGCGCCGCGCGCCTTCGTAGCGCGCCTGCACTTCGAACAGCGCGGCGCGCTGCTGCGCCCGGCGCAAGGCCCAGCGCGGCGACAGCGTCGCGATCAGGGTGTCGAGCACGGCCATCATCCGCGCGCGAAGCTGGTGAAGGTGGTGCGCTGGAACGTCGCAGCCTGGACGCGGCCTTCCAGTTCGGCGGCGGCCTTCAGCAGCTGTTCGGGCGTCGCGTATTTCACCGTGCGGCCGTCCGCGAAGCGCACTTCCACGACACCGCGGGCAGCGGAATCGCGCATCGCGTCGATGTCTGCCTGGGTGGGCATGGGGATCTCCTTTAGGCCGCCACGGCAGCGGCCGGGACGCGCACGCGGAATCGATCGGCGGCAGCCATCGCGTTGAATTGCGTCATGGCGGCCTGGGCGTCGTCGAAGCTGACGAACCAGGCATCCTCACCGGAGACGGGCCGGTAATTGGCCGCGTAGGTCACGGGGTGCGGCATGTTTTCCATGAGCGCCCACCCGCCGACCATGCCGACAACCGAATGACCGGATTCGGCCAGCCACGGAAAGAACATCAGGCCCAGGCGGTGCCGCAGCGACGCGGGCCGAATGGCCCTTTCGCGCCCTGCCACCACCAACACCACGGCGAGGTTCCGTTGCAGCACCTGCGCGCCCGGCAGGTGGAGCTGGATGCGACCGCAATCGCTCATCGGCATCTCCTCAGAACCAGTCGCGGCGGCGGTCGAACCAGCCGGCCTGGCCACCGCGCGCGGCGGCGGCCTGCGCCACGGCGGCGCGGTTGGCGGCTTCTGCCGCTTCCTCCGCCTTGCGGCGGGCGGCGGCTTCGGCTTCCGCCTTCAGGTCGGGGCCCAGCACCGCCAGCAGGTCGCCCTGCGCGGCTTCGGGCGGGGTCAGTCGTTCGGCGGCCAGGGCGGCCCAATCGGCGTCCGTCAGGCGATCGGCGTCGAAGCGGGCCAGGCCGCGGGCATAGACGGCCAGGTCGAATTGCTCGTTCGGGCCCAGCTTCTTCCAGACCGGCCGCTGCGTGCCGCCACGGATCTCCGTGACACAGGCCTCGGCGGTCAGGGACGCGAAGAAGGCGATATCCAGGCCGCGCGGGAAGCGCATGGCGCCGCGCGGCCAGGTGCCGCTGTTGGTGTCCGGGCCCTGCACCGTCAGCGCCAGGGCGGTGGCCAGTTCGGACTTCAGGTCCCAGGTGCCGACAGGCCACAGCAGGACCTCGCCGATCTTCCGGCCGCCGGCGTCCACATCCTGCACCGTCGCGCTGCCCAGCGGCGGCAGGCCCCATTTCGGGCGGCCGTCGAGGGCCATGACCTGCGGGCGGCGCAGCGCGGCGTGGCGGCGGACGTAGCGATAGACCGCCTGGGTGCGGAAGCCGCTATCCACGCCCCAGCGTTCGGGCCGCCACTCGCGCCCCCAGGCATCGGGCCAGGACCGGGCCAGGATGGCGTCGTGGTCGTCCCACACCTGCGGCAGGTTGGTGTCGCCGATGATGATGCCGCCATCGATGTAGTACTGCGACATCTGCCGGTCGAAGCCGTAGACGGCCCATTCCAGGCGTTCGCCCTGCACGTCCGTCGCGCCTTCCAGCCACAGCACGCCGGGCGGGATGCGGCCCAACGGGCGGTCTTCCGTGCGCTCTCTCAGGACCTCCGGTTTCGGCACATCCAGCGCGGGCTTGTAGGCCCGGCCCAGCCATTGCTGGCTGAAGGACTTGGCCTTGCCGGGATCCGCGCTGCTTTCCTCCGCCAGGCGCGCGACATGCGACCAGTCGGCGAAGGGGGAATAGAGGCCGTTCAGGCGGAAGCTCGGCTTGAAGCTGACCAGCTCGGGGCGTTCATGGTCCCAGGCGCCGTCGGCCAGCATGCGGCGCTTCGCGGCGTGGGGGATCAGCACGCCGCAGGCTTCGCAGGCGTAGGTGGCGGAGCCTGGATCGTTTGCCGTCCAGCGCAGCTGTTCGAATTGCAGTTCCTGGCGGTGGCCGCAGTCCGGGCACGGCACTAGGTAGCGGCCGCGGCTCCCGTCTTCCCACATCTGGGTGATGCGGCATCGGCCGCCGGGGCCGGGATCCCCGGCCTCGAGGCCGGGGGTGGAGACGGCGATGATCTTCTCTCGCCCCGTCCAGGCGATGGTGCGGGCTTCGGCCTGCGCGACGGGGTCGCCTCGGCCGCCGGCATCGGCGGGGAATTCCGCGACTTCGTCCATGACGATCACGCGGCGGGTGCGGGATTGCAGGCCCTTGGAGGAATTCGCGCCGGTCAGTTCCAGCACGCCGCCCGGGAACTTCTTCCGCATGATGGTGGAGCCGGTTTCGTCCCGCGACACCAGTTCGGACACGCGGGCCTTCACCGCGGGCGTGTTGGAGATCAGCGGGTCGAGCTTGTCCCGGTTGAAGTTCTTGGCTTCGTCGATGGTCGGCATCACCCACAGGATCGTGGCGGGTGTCTCGGCCATCATCTGGCCGACGGCGTTCAGCTCGGCTTGCGTCTTGCCACACTGCGCCCCGGCCAGCAGCACGACGCGGCGGGACGGGTGGTGCAGCGACATGCACGCCATCGGGTCGCGCAGATACGGCGTGCGGTTCGTGTCCCAGCGGCCGGGGTTCGGGCCTTCTTCCTCGCCCAGAATGCGCTGGGCGTCGGCCCATTGGTCCACGGTGCGGCGGGGCGGGGGCTCCGTGCCGCGCGCCCAGGCGGCCTGGACGGCCGCCCTCGCGTCAGGCAGGCCCTCGAAGGGCATTGTGCATCTCCGTCAGGGCGCGTTCCAGCGCCAGCACCAGGTGGCCGCGGATGGCGGCTTCGTCGGGCAGCAAGGCCAGCTCATGCGCGACCTGGTCGGGGACCATCAGGATACGGGCGCGCAGGTTACGGGCCAGGTCTTCCTGGGCGCGCTGGACATCCTCGCGGTCCAGCACCTCGCCGCGCTGTTTGGCCAGGGCAAGCTCGGCCAGCTGGGCGTCGGCGGCCATCTTGCGCGCCCGCTCGGCGGCCAGGACAGGGGCGTCGGGGTCGAAGGCGGCGGGGGCAGCGCGGGGCGCGGCCTTGCCGGTGGTTTGCAGCGCGGGATCCAGGCCGCCACGCAGGGCGCGGTAGTCGTCCAGCTCGACCAGCCCATCGGCGCCGACCAGCCCGGCGGCGCGCACCTGGCGCGATACGGTGGACTTGTGGACGCCGCAGGCCGTGGCGATGGCCGTCACATTCATGCGGGGCATCTACGCAGCCCCGTTGCACGTTGCCGCAACAGTCGTTGCGACGTTGCACCCTCTAGACCCCCCCTCACTACCTTTGTCCCGCAATGCTTCTCACCGTAATGGGCGAAGAGCAGGGGGGACCCGCGAGGGCGGAGGACTCGGCAAGCGATGTGCCAACTGGCCGGTGTCAAGGCCGAAATCGACATCCCCGCGCTCATACCGGCCCGAGCAGCGGCTGCAGCCGAGACGCCGGCACCCACAGCGGCAGCACGCATCCGTCGATCTCGACCCGCGCCTGCACCGCGCCATGCCGCCGCCGCACGTCCGAGACCGCGCCGACCTTGCCCGCCGCAGGCCCACCGACCAGCCGCACTTCCGCGCCGATGGCGACCAGCTCCGCGACAGGATCATGCACCGCCTGGATCTCCGCGCCGCGCCGCGCGATCGCGACGCGCAGCGCATCGAGCATCCGTTCCGGCACCGGCGTCGGCCGCAGAGGGTCCGACAAGTACAGCACGCCGCGATCCCGCACCGGATGCAGGCGATTGATCGCCCCCCAGCCATCAGCGACCACATCAAATGCGGCGAACAGGTAGGGCGCGCAAAGCGGCCGGAGTTCAAGGCCACCCGTCGGCAGCAGCACCGGCACCATCGGCAGGAAGGTCGCGAAGCCCAGCGCCTGGATGGCCAGCGCGGCGACCTGTTCCTGACGGTTCTTGGCAGCCACCGCATACCAGCGCCGGCCGCCCATGCTCCCGCAGTCCGCAGGGTTGAGCCCTTGGACCGCTGGTGCAACGGATGCCCGATTCGGAACCGTTTCGTCAAGCGCCATGTTCATGCCCCCGCGCATCGCCTTGAACCTCGCCGAACCGCCTGTCCCGCCAATGTCCCGTCTTTGTCCCGCCCTAACCCTATGAATTCATTCAGTTGGGACAAATGGGACAAATGGGACACAACAAAGGCCCGACATGCACGCGCCTGCGCGCACATATGGGCCCCTTTTCGCCTGTCCCATTTGTCCCATTTGTCCCAACGCAATCGGATCAATGACTTACGGCGGGACAATCGCGGGACAATCGCGGGACAAACCCTCATCCGTGGGGGCGCGGGGCGCGCGCGGCCTCCGCCTCCCGCGCCGCGACACGCGCATTCACAGGCGACCATCGCGCCTTCAGCGCCAGGACGATCCACTCCGCCCCCAGCCGATGCACCGCCGCCAGCTCCTCGAGCAGCTGCACCGAGGCCGGCGAGCCCTGGTCACGCTCGGGCAGCACGCCCGGCGGCAGCACCGTCACGCGCGGCTTGGTATCCCCCACCCATTGCGGATGCTCAGGCACCACCGCCCCAGGCAGGCGCCGCAGATCTTCCTTCCATCGTCGCCCGGCCCATTGCGTGCCCTCGAACATCCGCTCGAGCCTCGGGTGCTTATCCGCCACCAGCAGCCACGCATCGCCCCCGCTCTTGCGCGGCCACGGCGCCAGCAGCAGCCCATGCTCCACCAGGGCGCGGGAGGCTGCGCTGTCCGGGTCCTGCATCGCCAGCCGCACAGCCTTGCCGACCGTCGGCCGCTCCCCGTTCCACTGCACCTCAAGCGAGCTTTGCATGAGATGCGTCAGGCACGAGGCCGGTCCTGCATCGGGCGCCTGATCGGCTTCGCTCGGCGTCAGCCATGCGAAGGCCGAGACCTCCTCATCCGCCGCCACGGCATCCAGCACATCGTCGCGCAGCATCATCGCCCGCGCGGCCAGGATCGTGCCCACCTGGTCCGCCAGGCGCGGCGCACAGCCGCGCGCCAGCATCGCCTTCCGCAGCACCGCCAGATTCGCTTCCAACCGCGGCAGCCCCGCCAGCGCCCGGCCCCACAGGGCAGGCGCGCGCTTCCGCATCTCGGCGATCTCGCCCGTCGTGGGCAGCGCCGCCCCACCTTCCGCCCGAGCATGCAGATCCAGCCGGGTGATGCGCGACGCATCCTGCGGCAGCAGCGACGGCGGCAGCACCGCGCCCAGAAGCGCGGGCGAGAACACCTCGAACCGCTGCGAAGCGCCCCCGGCCGATCCGCGCACCGATTGCGCGCCATCCCCGCCCGAAGCCTTCCGCAGCAGCTCCACCACCCGCTGCAGCCGCGCCACGCCGTCCGCATCGCCCTCGGCTTCATCCAGCAGCAGGGGCAGCGCGCGGCCCGTCAGCATCTGCCGCAGGCCAGCCTCGGTGAAGTCGTTCAGCATCACCGCCAGCGGCGACAGCGCGGCATAGGCCGACATCAGCGTCGTCTTGCCGCTGCCCGGCGGCCCCACCACGATGCCATGCGGGCGCCAGCGCACCGCCGCGCCGCACAGATGGGCGGCCCATAGCCCGAAGAACACGCCGGCCTGCGGCTGCCCTCCCCAATTCCAGCGCGCGAACACATCCTCCACCCAGGCGGCATCGGCCGCGCTGGCGGGGGCCTTGGGCCGGCGATCGACGGTCACGGCCGGATGCGCGGGCCACAGCGCGCCCCAGTCGCGGAAGCCCGCCCGGCGCCGCTCCCGCTCCGCCCCGCCGCCGACCATCACCAGGTCGCCCAGATGCAGCGCCAGCGCATCGCCCGCCACGCGCCACACACCAGGGCCCCGGCGCGGCATCGCGGTGTCGAACAGCCCGATCTCGCTGTTCATGCGGATCAGCTCGCGCGACAATTCCTTGGCCGAGTAATCGCCGGTCGGGTTGCCGTCCTTGTCGTGGGCCGGCGCGATGCCCACCGCCCAGGCCATCTCGCCGCACAGCAGCACATCCAGATGCCCGCGATTGGCGATCTGCGTCGGGTTTAGCGCGCGTTCCTGCCCGCGCGGATCGAAAAAGTAATGCACCCCGTCCCGATGGCCGATCGGCGTGACCGGCGGCGGCCGTTCCGTGCGCGCCGGCGCTTCCCCACCTTCGCCCGCGCCGCCGCCATGGCGCAACGTCGTGACATTCGCGGACAGCGCGGCATTGAAGGCGCCGACATCGTCATCCATCGCGTGGCTCACGGCACCGCCCTCCCCAGGCCGAGCAGCCGGGCCAGCCGGCGCGCCGCCTTGGCGGGCGTCACGTCCCAGCGCCAGGCGGCGAGATCGACCAGGCACGCGCCCTTGCGCGCCAGCGCGGGGCACCACCAGCGATGCGAGGATTCGCACAGGAACAGCAGCGGCGCGCCGGGCTCCGGCGTCAGGCGGAAGCACAGCCCGGGCGCGCCATGTTCGGGCCGGACCCGCACCAGCGGCACCAGGTGGGGCGCGGCGGCATGGGCGACCACCCAGGGCCAGCCCCAGGCCAGCGCATCCTCCGGCGCCGGCAGCCGGATGCCATAGGCCATCGCATCCGCCGGATCGTCG